GTGATTCCCTGCCATGTCAAACATTAACAGTCAGATCAAAGACGCGGCTGCACCGAGCGTGTTGTTGGTGATCGAATGGGCTAAGAAGGTTCACGATGACACCATGGAGCAAATGAACAAACCTTCACGTGACCTGTTGGCCGAGCGTCGTTACACCGAGGATGAACGCGAAGAGGCCCGCACGATCTTGTTGGAGTACGGTGCAGGCAAGCCCACACGCATTGTTGAACACCGTGGCAACAAGAAAAAGCCAATCTGTTTTGAGACAGAGGTTGTGGGCCGCAAGCAACTGCCTGAGGCACCGTATTTAGATGCAGAGGTTGTGACATCACCTGAGGCAATCAATGAAGCTGCGAATACCTGAAAAGTTCCTTGTGTTGTTTCCGGCTGAGTTCGGTGGACAGTACACACCGAGCACTTTCAAGGCGATGTTGAGCGGTCGTTGCGGTTTGAAGACGTGGCAAGTTGCTAGAGCGTTGTTGCTTCACTCGCTTGTCAGACCCATCAGAGTCTTCTGCGGTCGTGAAACGTTGGTCAGCATCAAGCAATCGGTGCTGCACGAATTTGAAGAACAGATGGGCCTGTTGGAAATCGGCCATGAGTTTGACGTTGGTAAGACCGAGATACTTGGTCACAACGGTTCACAATTCATCTTCGGTGGCTTGCGTATTGACCCGGAATCGTTGAAGTCAATGGGTCACATTGACATCAGTTGGATTGAGGAAGCAAGCGGTGTTTCGCAGAAGTCGTTGGATGTGTTCTTACCAACTGTACTTCGCACACCTGGTGCTGAAGTTTGGTTCACATACAACCCGGAGTTGGAAACAGACCCGGTGCATGAGCGTTTCGGTCCTGATCCAAGCAACCCCGGCAAGAGCAAAGACCCTGACTGCATCCTGATTCAATCGTCATGGGAAGACGCTTTTGCGATGGGTGTGATGACACCGCAGATGGTTGCTGAGAAAGACCGGGCTTACCGCACTGATCCTGAGCGAGCCGCGCACATTTGGGGCGGTGAGTGCAACAAGCACTCGGATAAAGCGATCTTTGCTGACAAGTGTGTGATTGAGGCGTTCACCCCATCACTTGAGTTTATCGGCCCGTTGTATGGTGCGGATTGGGGTTTTGCAAATGACCCGGCTGTGTTGGTTAAGTTGTGGATTCACAACAACCGGCTGTTCATAGAAGAGGAAGCAAGTGGTACCGGTGTTGACATTCCTTACTTGCCTCAGTTGTTCACGCAGGTAACGGGTTGGTGGCGATACGAGTTTGATAAGGTATCGCACAAGATACTTTCCACCAAGATACCGTTGCCTAACGTCAGTATTCGTGGGGATTCGTCACGACCTGAAACCATCTCGCAGATGTCCAAGATGGGTGTACCGGTTGTTGCTTGTAAGAAGTGGCCTGGCTGCGTTGAAGACGGTATTGCTGTAATTCGTGCCTTTGAACAGATCGTGATTCATCCACGTTGCAAACGTGTGATTGCTGAAGCGGGCCATGGGCCGAAGGGTATTAAGCAAGCGTACTGCTATAAGACGGACAAGACCACCGGTGAGGTTACCAGCATCATCGTTGATGCAAACAACCACGGTTGGGATGCGGTCAGGTACGGTCTTGAAGATGTCATCATGGCCGGTGAGCAGGAAGTTGTTCACGTGTACGATTCAACCGAGCACGGTGAAGTTGAGATGCAGTTGCTTGAGCAAGATGAAAACGCTCCTGACTTCTTTTTGGCTTGGTGACCTATGGCAGAGCAAGAAGCTTATCGCGTGAAGGACTTCTTGGGTTACACCAAGTTGCTTGTGTACACACACAAGTACAACCCTGACGGTGTGGATGCTGAAGGCAAGCCGGGTTGTTATGAAGAGTGCATCAGTATCAAATCTGTTGGGTGGCAACCATGAACACCGTGCGAGCATTCGCGTGGGAGTCAAACGAAACCTCACCACGGTTGACACCAGATGAAGTAGATGAGTTGTTTAAGACCTGTCAGGTACTCGCCAAGGCGGGTGTATTGAACGGCAAATTCAAAAACGCTTGTCAGGTTATTCCTTGGCAACGTTTACCTCAAGGAGAATGAACATGGAACTCGCAAGCATAATTATCTTCATCACCGCTGGTGCCTTTGTTAGCGGTTATTCGTTCCGTGGTTACATCGGCAAAGAAGTAAAGCAGATTGGCGCGGACATTCGCACCGAGTATGCGAAGGCCGTTGCTGAAGCCAAGAAGTTGGAAGCTGAAGCGAAAACCAAACTGTAACCAACTTTGTGCCTCGGGGGCGCAAGCGTGGGTGAAGGGCTGCTAGTTCCTGCTTAAATAGACCCGGAATCTAGCCCACAACACCGCCTAGAGGCTCCAAATTTTGTACACCCTGCGTACCTTCAGGAAATCGGGCGGAAATCCGAGCGTGTACAAATTCCCAACCAATTCCGGCCACGTCGGTGAGGGTTGGTAAGCGAAGGTCACTATGTGTGACCCTACACGGAAAGCCCCGGAGTGAAAGCGGCTTGACTGATGGAGAGACATCCCAAAGTTTTACGTGAATCCTATGAGCCTACTCGAAACAGTTCAAGGTTGGTTAACACCTGCACCCATCACGGAGGTGCAGAGCGGTCCAACCGTGGCAGACATGGCGAAGTTTGTTATTGAGAACTTCGGTGGCGAACAGCTTGAAGACGGTACACCGTTGGCTGAAGCGTTCACGCAAGCTGACATTGAGTTGGCTCTTGATGATCGTGGTTGGTTAGTTGGTGGCAAGCGAATGATGGGTGAACTTGACCCGCTTTCGCGTCAGGTGCAGGTGAACCGCAGCCGGTACTATTGGTTGCGTGATCCACTCGCTAAGCAATCGGTGCGTTTGTGGACCGATTACGCTCTTGGTGACACGGCAATGTCGTGGCACTGTGAAGACAAAGGTGTGCAGGCTAAGCTTGACACGTTTATGAAGAACCGTGTCAATCGTCGGTATTGCTCACGCAAGGGGCAACGTCGGCTGAGTCAGCGGTTGTTGGTTGATGGTGAATTGTTCTTCGGTATCTTTGAAGATGGTGAAATAAAGACGTTTGATTGCCTACAGATCACCGACATTATCACTGACCCGGATGACGAAGATACGGTTGTTGCTTACAAGCGTGTGCGTGTGAAGTCTAAAGGACAGACCGAAACCCTCTATTACAAACCTTGGGATTTGGAAAGTGATGCACCTATCAACTCGCAGAATGTTGGTAACGATGGTTACAACCTCGTACCGATAGACCCGATGGGCGGTAAGCAGATTAAGTACGAAGATGGTGTGGTGATGTATCACCTTGCCTTCGATGACATTGAACGACGCGGTAACGGGTTGCTGACGTGCTGCTCGGATTGGGCACGCGAGCACCGTAGGTTCATGATTGCTCGCGTTGCAATCATGCAGGCAATCAAGAAGTTTGCTTTCACTACTACCGTTAAAGGTGGTCAGAATGTTGTCAACTCCATCAGGGCCAAGCTTGAAAGCACGTTTGCACAGAGCGGCCTGTCTGGTGGTACACAGCATCAGCCGGTGGCCGCACCGGGTGCCAACTTCGTTGGCAACGAGGGTGTCACAATCAAGGCGATGCCGCAGGCTACCGGCTCGGGCGATGCAGTTGGCGATGCTAACCAACTGAAGTTGATGGTGTCGGCGGGTACCGGCATCATGTTGCATTATTTTGGTGACCCCGGTACTACCAACCTTGCGTCGGCAACGGCTATGGAACTGCCGATGTTGAAACAATTCGCGTCGTACCAAATTATGTGGAAGGATTTTTGGCGTGACATCTTTGCCATCATCCTTGAAGAGAAGAATGATGACCCCAACCCGGCAGATATCACCATTGATATGCCGGACATCCTTGAGGATGACTTGGGGTTAATGGCTCAGTTCATTACAGCTTTAACAACTGTGTTTCCAGAGGCCAAAGTACCTGCACTGTTGAAGCAATGCTTGCAGTCAGCCAACGTGGATGACCTTGATGATGTCATGGAAGACATTGAGGCTCAAAAGGAAGAGAACGATGCACAAGCTGAGTTGGATGCTAAGACGCAACACCAAAATGCTTTGCAGTTGGTGGGAGCAAAGCAAGGTCTTGCGAGTCAAGACCCGAGTGACAAAGGCTCGTTGATGCCTGACTCACCGGGTGCGGTCGGTGAATCAGACCCCATCATGTGTCTTACTAAAGCGTTGATGGTGTTGCGTGAAGCATTGCAGTAGGTCAGTTGTTACCAGAACCAAAACAACGCAGCCTGAGTTGAAGGGGCTGTTATGGAATGGACCGATTATGACAATGATTACAACGATGATCCGTGGGTACTTCGGTTGGTTGGGCCTGTTCTTTTCGCGGGTCAGTGTGCTACTACGGGTCACAGGTCTGTGGATCATTCTGCTACCTATAGCAATAGGTACAATAGGGGTGGTGTCAAACCAAGTCGTGTTGATTGCAAACCATGATAAGTTTCCGGTCATGGTGAATGAGTATAAGAGGTCAACACGCGAGTTGCGCGGTGATGATTCTATGATGGATAACACCCATTGCGTCATGACCAATAAGACTCACTTGAATTTCTTGGCCGATATTTTCGATTTCAAGAGTGAGGGAATTGAAAGTATTGGTGACATTTGCATTGACTTCGGAAGTTGGTTGTGGATGTTTGCTCCATACGTCTGGGGTTTTGAGGTGGTGCGAAGGTTGTTTACCAGATGAACAAGCAACTACTCATGGAACTCGTACAGGTCTGTGATGACCTTGAGGAAGCTTGTAACCGGCCCGGTGTTATGTCGTTGGCGGGCAAGATGGCTGAAAAGAGATGCGCGAAGGAAGTGAAAACTTACTTTCGCATCTTGTCTGCTCGGGTTAAGTTGGCTCACTTTGAGAAGTTGGCAAACCTGACGGATGAGCAACAGGCACGTCATGCGGCTGAGATGAAGATGCGAGATGTGGCCCGAAGGTCAGGCGACATTCTGCAAAGGATTTTGAAAGGCAACATTCATGCGGCGATACTTGCGGCAGATAAGCAACAGGTTTTGCATGAAGCACAGGGTGCCACTGTTACGGTTGGCCCTGCAAGTGGGATGTTGTCTGCCGATGCCGAAGCTTACGCAGAGGCCCAAGCCGCGCAACACGTTGTGGGCATCAATCAAACAACTGTTGACGCAATAGCGGACCTTGTAGCAGACGCGGTGGGAAATCAACAAACCCCATCAGAGTTAAGTAGAGGTCTTCGTGATCTGTTGGCGGGTTGGACGAAAGATCGTAGTGACCTGGTGGCACAACATGAAATGGCTGATGCCTTCGGGTATGCAGCTATGGAAAAGTTGAAGAGGGAAGAGATTGAATATAAGCAACTCATCCTTTCCCCTGAGGCGTGCCCTGTGTGCGAAAGCATTGAAGATAACGGGCCTGTTCCTGTTGATGAGCCTTTCGTTGATGAAGATGGTAACGAGTACGACCGTTCGCCTATACATATACGTTGCCGATGTGCAACGACAGGCGCAAGAGCACCAGAAGGAGAACAACCATGATTGCTGAATATTGGGAACGTGATTTTACAGCCACAGAGCGTAAGACGGCTGCGAAGTCCGGTAATGCAATGTCTTACGGCTCGTACCCCATTAACAACACTTCAGACCTGAAAAACGCAATTCAAGCTTTTGGTCGTGCGAGCACTCCTGATGCTGTGAAAGAGCACATTAAGACCCGCGCTAAGGCTCTTGGAGCAACTTCGGCACTGCCTGCTACGTGGGAATCTTCGCGTGTGTGGGTCACAGGTGGTGACTTGTTGAATGAATCCGCTTACGATGCGAGTACCGGTCAACTGACTGTCACCATTATCAAACCGGGTTGGAGCAAGAATGCGCGTTATTACTCGCCTGAGTTGCTAAAGAAGTCTGTTGGCATCTTTGAAGGCTGCAAGATGTTTGCAGATCACGCCACGGACAAGGAAGCGGCTGCGAGGCCGGAAGGGTCTGTCAAGGATTGGGTTGCTTCCCTCGGTAAGCCTTGGGTTGAGGCTGATGGAACGATCAAATCGAAGGCGTGTGTTATTGATCCGCCTTTCAAGGCCAAGCTTGATTTACTGCACAAGAATAACCAACTGTCGCAGATGGGTGTCTCTATTCGTGCGTATGGTGAAGGACACAACGGTGAGTTTCAAGGTAAGAAGGGAAAGATTATTGAGTCTCTTCTTGGTGCGAGGTCAGTTGACTTCGTGACCTTTGCCGGTGCAGGTGGGCAGGTTGATGCTATTGAATCTGCCTTGAGTGAGTTTGATGTTGATGTGGTTACAGAGGCACAGTTGCGCGAGCGACGGCCCGATTTGATTACTCTCATTGAGAGTGGAAAGGTAAACAACATGGAAAACAAAGAAGGTATGGGTTACTGTCTACCCATGTCGGCTGAAGACCATGCTGGAAAGGCCGCTTCGTTCCAAGCAAAAGCAGATGAGCTAAAGGCAGGCGAAAAGAAAGACGCCAACCAAGCCGCTGCTGATGCCCACGGCAAGGCTGCTGATTCAATCAAGGATGCACACAAAGCGGCTGCTCTGGCTTCGTTGCATGAAGAGAGCGCAGGCGGAAACGAGGATGCCATGATTAACAAACAAAATGAAAAGCTGTTGAAAGAAGCAAATGAGAAAATCGCGGCTCTTGAATCCGCGAACAAAAAGAAAGACACAAAGGCAGAGCTAACTAAGCTGTTGTCTGAAGCGAAACTTCCCAAGGTTGCAGTTGACCGTATTGAGAAGCATTTTGCTGAGGCCGATAAAACGGACGGCATGA